GTCGTTGCATGCTTGGCATCTCATGACTGTTTACACTCCTTTAGGTAGTCTTCATAAGCTTCAATAGCATCATTGCCCATCATCTCTTCGTAAATACACACCCATTGACTATCAGATAGGCTAGGGTTGTCCGTCAGTGCTTCAATGATTTCGTTGATTGTCCATTGAATTGCGGCATCGTAGGCATCATTATCTGGTTCATACATTATAGTGCTCCTAGTAGGGTAGTATTGCCCCAGTGCCGAACGTGGCTCCTGAGGCTCCTATGTAGCTCTCAGCTACGTTTAAAGATAGGTTCCTCCGTCTCTTCTCTTCTCTTGCGCTGTAGGTTCCACAATGACAGCTAGAAGAGACGAAAGAACACCAAGCGTTGAGGCTATGATAGCAACCTCGACTAATCCTAGCACTAAAGCCACAATTAAGAAACTAATTGAGCATAGAGCGATGGCGCTACACAGTGCAAATAATACTGTCTTCATTCTGTCACCTCTTTTATTTGGTCTGCTTCATCTAGGAACTCGACATAATCAATGACGCCATCTTGTTCGTGATAGTAATCAATTGAAACAGTGCCACGTATGCCTGTAGCTCCCTCCAGCCATTTCTTTAGGAGCGCAAGCGCCTCCTTCTCTGATTTTGCTCCTATTTCATAATGGACGTTACCGTACACTTTTTCTTGATAGGGAATACTTATGCTGAATTTTTTCATTCTGTTACCTCCTCTTCTATTGAATTAATCGCGTCCATGTCCCAATAATCAACTTCGTACAAAAGAACCCCATCGATGTTGCATGGGCTGTTATGAATAGAAACTACACCTTTTTTGATCAATGATGCTAGAGCGCCTCTTAAAACCTTTGGGCTATCTTTGATTAGATCGTAACTGGTGAAACATTCGGTCTCTGTCAAAATGTCTTTAATCGTCAACAGTATGCGTTGCTCTAATGTGGTGAATTGTTCCATGTCTAAATCCTTTCTATCTGTTCAGCTACTCAGACCCCGAAGGGTTTCGGCTGGAGCTACCCAGCCATCATCAGTGAGCGTTTAGTCTTCATCCTTTACGTAGTCCATGTTAAATCCTGCATTTTCTAAAGCCTCGATAACCTCAGAAGATAATCCACAAGTTCCATCATAGTCAACAAGCGAACCATCCTCAAACCAAAGACCGCCACCGTCTTCGTCTCCATCTTCGTTATGCTCGAACCATCCGTAAGAAGAATCCTTGAAGCCAATGGTGTAGTTTACTGTCTCGATATCTGGGACGGTCTTCAAAGCCTCGAACAATGCTAAGGCTTCCTCAGTGGTAATCTCTTCAACTAGTTCGTAAGTGGTCATGCTGTCTCTCCTTATGAGTATTTAAGTTGCTCAGCGTACTGCTCATCAATTAAATCTAAGATTGTATCCGCTTGCCATTCAGCACCATCTGGAGTTTTTGCGGGCAAATCTCGCAACATTTCATAGACTGCTTCGGTTTTGCTAATGCTCATATAAACAACCAGCTCCACTTTGTTCATAAGTAAATTGTAGAACTCTTCGTCGTTGTTCAACCATAATGCCGTTTTCCAATGGACTTTTGATTCGTAACCGTTATAAGTGCTCATGCTGTGTAATCCTTTTCTTGTTTGTTTAGCTACTCAGACGACCAGTATAGTCTGATCGTTTCGGCTGGAGCTACCCAGCCTCGTCAGTGAGCGTTTATGCTTCGTCCTTATTGTTTTGAGCCAAGACCGAATCAAAAGACCGCTCAGCCAGCTCTGCAACCAAGGCGCTAATTTCATCGACTATCTTAAAGTCCTCGATTTCCTCCGCAATTTTCCACATATCGCGCGTCTGATCCGTCCATCGTTTTACAAATTCTTCCTTTGTAACGTCTATATCGGCTCCGAAGCTGTTTGTTACTGTGATCGTCTTCATGTCGTTTCCCCTTGCACCATTTTGGTGCGTTGTTTCACCCGCTGCTGGGCAGGTCTTTATATAACCACAAGTGCGGTCTGACTACCAGTACTTAGCTAAACTATAATCCACTTGCACCCAGTGGAATACATAGGTAACTAATGAACCCTTTATATCACGCATGCACGTAGCAACTACCATGCCAAGGTGTTAGGTGTGGGATTGCTTGAGGGTTCTTAGGTGTGTCCTGAGTGTACCTACTTAGGCATACACATGCACTACTTTGGTGCAACCTATGCACTACTTTGGTGCGTTGTATTCCTAAGTGTTTCACGTGAAACATTGGGAGCACCTGTGGATAAACCTGTGGATAACCTGTGGATAACTTATGTATAACTTTGGGGACAACCTGTGGATATCCTGTGGATAAACCTGTGGATATCCTGTGGATAAACCTGTGGATAACTTATGTATAACCTGTGGATAAGTGAACCGGGGGGCGGGGATTCGCTGAGGTTTTATATAGATGTACCCTCCAGTATACAAAAGAAGCCAACTTTAGACCCTTAAGTACCTTAAAAAATACTTAAAATTACAAAAGAATGACAATATAAAGGATTCTTAAGTAAACTATTGTATTCTTTAGAGAAATTAAGTTAATAAAAGTACTCCTAAGGGGTTGACAAAGGAATCCAAAGGGGGTACTCTAGAATAGTACTTGACTTCTTAAGTAATATATGGTATAATATACTATATTAAGAACTAATGAGTTATAACTTAGTAGTTTCGTTTAGTTTTACTTTTAGTTTTAACCCTCATGACACTTAAGTACCCTATAGTTATTCTAAGGAAAATACTTATGCGAAAGACTCACAAAGAGACTTTATCTCCCAATGGTAAAAAGATTGGTCGTCCTAGAAAGGTCGAGCTAGAGTCTAAATTACCAACAAAACGAGGTAAGGTTGGTCGCCCGAAGGGTGACGCTGCAGTCATCAACGAATACAAAGCAAGAATGTTAGCATCACCTAAGTCACCTAAGGTTTTAGATTCGATTCTAGATGCAGCACTAAACGATGACCATAAGAACCAAGCGGCTGCTTGGAAGCTACTTGTAGACCGTATGCTGCCCTTAAGTTACTTTGAGAAAGATAAGGCTGGTGGTGGTCGAGCAGCAGTTAACATTACGATTACTGGGGTCAATGGGGAACAGACTGTTGTGTCTGCCGATGAATCTTTAGAAGGAGAGTACACTGATGTCGATTGATACTGAGCTACTAGAAAAAGTAAAAGAAGACTTAGTTCGACATGAAGGGTACGTGACAGAAATCTATCTAGACTCTGAGAACCTTCCTACCTTTGGCATTGGACACTTAGTTACTGAAGATGATATGGAGTACACATGGACTGTCGGAACTTCAGTAACTGACGAAAGAATCCTACAAGTATTTAATGATGATTGTAATGATGCCTACACTGACGCTTGTGCTTTGTTTTTGAACTTTGCTAGTCATCCTCAGTCTGTCCAAAGTGTCTGTGTTAACATGGCTTTTAATCTTGGTCGTTCTAGATTGTCTAAGTTTAAGAAAATGGTAACTGCAGTTAACGAAGGTAACTACGCTAAGGCTGCTGATGAGATGACGGATTCCAAATGGTATCGTCAGGTAGGCCGTAGATCTAAAGAGCTTGTGGAGATCATGCGTGGAGCTTAATGTTGAGCTTCTGCCTTGGCAACAAGATGTCTTTAACGATACAACTAGATTTAAAATTGTTGCTGCTGGTAGACGTACTGGTAAGTCCAGACTAGCAGCATGGATGTTAATCATTAATGCCCTACAGACTAACAAAGGGCAGGTGTTCTATGTAGCTCCAACACAAGGACAAGCTAGGGACATTATGTGGCAGACTCTACTAGAGTTAGCCCATCCAGTTATTAAAAGCTCACACATTAACAACCTACACATTACACTGATCAATGGTTGTACAATTAGCCTTAAGGGTGCTGACAGACCAGAGACTATGCGTGGTGTCAGCCTTAAGTTCCTTGTGCTTGATGAGTATGCAGACATGAAGTCATCTGTGTGGGAACAAATCTTAAGACCTGCATTGGCTGACCAAAAAGGCCATGCGATGTTCATAGGGACACCTATGGGCCGTAACCACTTTTATGACCTCTTTAAGTATGCGGAACTATCTGACGATGTTACCTACAAAGCTTGGCACTTTACATCGTATGATAATCCTCTTCTTGACCCTGACGAGATTGACACCGCTAAACAGTCTATGTCGTCTTATGCGTTTCGTCAGGAATTTCTGGCTTCTTTTGAAGCCTTGGGTTCAGAGATTTTTCGAGAAGAATGGATTAAGATGTCTCCTGAGGAACCTGAGGATGGTGACTTTTACATTGCGGTTGACTTAGCAGGCTTTGCTGATGTTGCTGGTAATGCAACTGGTAAGAATAAAAAACTAGATGAAACAGCCATTGTTATTGTTAAAGCAAATACGGAGGGATGGTGGGTAGCGGATATTATACATGGCAGATGGGACATCAAGAAAACTGCCAAGAAAATATTCGAGGCTGTAGCGCACTATCGGCCCATTTCAGTTGGTATCGAAAAAGGTGCATTAAAAAATGCAGTACTTCCTTATCTAACAGACATGATGAAGTCAGGCCAAAGATTCTTCCGGGTCGAAGAATTAACTCATGGAAATAAAAAGAAAATAGACAGGGTTGTCTGGGCTTTACAAGGACGCTTTGAACACCATCAAATTACACTTGCAGAGGGCAAATGGAATACTGAGTTTCTTGATCAGTTGTTTCAATTCCCTAACGCACTCGTCCATGATGACTTAGTGGACGCATTAGCCTACATAGACCAGCTTGCTAAAGTTAGCTACTACGTTGACTTTGAGGAAGAAGAACTAGAAATCATTGACTATCACGCAGGATATTGATATGCAGGATTACGAAGGACTCTACAAAACAGACGCTGCAGGTTGGATTATGTCCAAATGTGAACAATGGCGTGATCATTATGAGTCAAACTACGCAGAACAATTTGATGAGTACTACAGGCTCTGGAGAGGTATCTGGGATCAAAGGGACTCCTTTAGACAATCAGAACGCTCTAGGATTATTTCTCCAGCCCTACAACAAGCTGTAGAGTCTTCTGTTGCAGAGATTGAAGAGGCCACATTTGGTCGTGGTTCTTTCTTTGACATTAGAGATGATCTACAAGACGAAGAACGACAAGACATTACATTCTTGCGTAAACAACTCACAGAAGACTTTGCTCGCACTAAGGTACGCAAAGGTGTCGCAGAAGCCCTTATTAACTCTGCTGTCTTCGGTACAGGCATTGCTGAATTAGTCATTGAAGAAATAAAAGAAATGGCTCCTGCAACACGCCCTGTAATGGACGGTGCGATGACGGCTGTAGGTGTAGAGACTCGTGAACGCTTTGTAGTTCGCGTAAAGCCTGTGATGCCACAGAACTTCTTGATTGACCCTGTAGCCACTAGCATTGAAGATGCCCTAGGTGTTGCTGTTGATGAGTTTGTTCCTAAGCACCAAGTAGAGATGCTGATTAACTCTGGTGTCTATCGTGATGTACTAATTGAGAACTCTGCACCAGATATGGATCTTGAGCCTGATCAAGACTTAGCACTGTACGATGACGATAAAGTTCGTATCACTAAGTACTATGGTTTGATCCCTCGTCATATCTTTGACGAAGCGATGGAAGAAGAGCTTGAAGAAGGTGAAGATATTGCAGACCTTGTTGAAGACGATGAGGACAAAGATAAAGGATACGTTGAAGTCGTTGCAGTCATTGCCAACGGTGGTCAACTTCTTAAGATAGAAGAAAATCCTTACATGATGCAAGATCGTCCTGTTATTGCATTTCCTTGGGATGTGGTTCCTAGTCGTTTCTGGGGTCGTGGTGTTTGTGAGAAAGGCTACAATAGCCAGAAGGCCCTTGACACTGAGTTACGAGCGCGTGTAGACGCTCTAGCACTAACCATACACCCTATGCTTGCTGTAGACGCTTCAAGGCTTCCTAGAGGCGCTAAGATGGAGATACGCCCCGGTAAGACTATCTTGACTAACGGTAATCCTTCAGAGATCCTACAGCCATTTAACTTTGGACAAGTAGGGCAGATTACGTTTGCTCAGTCTGCTCAGTTGCAGAACATGGTACAGCAAGCAACAGGTGCTATTGACAGTGCTGGTATGCAAGGTGCTGTAAATGGTGAAGCGACTGCTGCTGGTATCTCAATGGGCTTAGGGGCAATCATTAAGCGTCACAAGCGCACCTTGATTAACTTCCAAGAGTCTTTCCTCATTCCAATGGTTGAGAAATCTGCGTGGCGTTACATGCAGTTTGCACCTGAGCTATACCCTGTACAAGACTATAAGTTTGTAGCTTCTTCGTCACTTGGTATTATTGCCCGTGAGTATGAAGTTACACAGCTTGTACAGCTTCTACAGACAATGGATAAACAATCACCAATGTATCCAATGTTGCTTGAGGCAATCATTGATCATATGAATATTTCTAATCGTGACGAATTGATTGGAGTGCTTAAGAAAGCTCAAGAGCCTAATCCTGAAGCACAACAACAAGCTCAACAACAGGCTCAACTACAGTCAGCACAACTACAAGCGCAGATCGAAGCGTTTAACGGTCAAGCTGCAGAGTCTAAAGCAAGAGCACAAAAGTATACTGCTGAAACACAAGTTGTGGATTATGAAGCACAAACAGATCGTATCAAAGCCTTATCATTAAATCTTGATCCGGGTTCAGAAGACGATAAAGAGTTCCAAAAAAGAGCCAAAGTTGCAGAGCTTATGATTTCGGAACAAAAAGCAGGAATGAGAGCATCACAAGGAGTGACAAATGCTAACAACAACAGAAGTGCAGAAAATACTAGACCAGATCAACAGCCGATTCGATCACCTGAGCAAGCGAATGGACAAGCTGGAGGCCTCGACCAACTCGAAGCCCTCACAGGTCAAAACAACATCCAATAAAAAAATACCACAGGAAGCTTGACTTTTAGTTACTTCTATGGTATAATAGACTATACTGTCAAAACACCGCAAAGGAGAATGGTTTGACAAGAGAAGAAGAAGATTATTATGATGCATACTTTGAGATGTTTCATACAAATGGTTGGAAACAATTCATTGAAGAAATTAACGACATCATTGATGGTTTTCGTATTGAAGACATCAAAGATGAAAAACATCTAAGCCTTGTACAAGGACAACTTCAGATGTTACAAAGGACGGCTAAGTTTGAAGACGGCCTGAGAAACACTTATGATGATCTTACGGAGAATATTGATGCTTCGTAGATATGATTTTAAGTGTACTGAATGTGAACGTATCGAAGAAAAGTGGGTAGATTCAAAAGACATCTTCTCTACTTGTTTAGATTGCGGTCACACAAGTCAGCGGATAATCTCTAGTGTATCCTCACATTTCAAAGGCAGCGGATGGCCCGATGCTGATGATAAGTGGGCTAAGGATCATGAGAGAGCCGCTGTTAAACATCCATAATGCTATTATAGCACGGAGTAAATGATATGGCAACTTTTATAGACCAGCGTGATGATGAGTTAGAAGGTGAGGAAATTTCTTCCTTAGAACCCTCTAGTGAACCTGAAGTACAGGCAACCACTGAAGAGGAGATTCCTGAGAAGTATCGTGGTAAAAACTTAAAAGACATTGTTCAAATGCACCAAGAGGCTGAAAAGCTTTTAGGTAGACAAAGTCAAGAAGTTGGTGAACTACGACAAACATTTGACCAATACATCAAAACACAACTGGCCCAACAAGACCAAGCCCACACTAGCGCAGCAGAACCAGAAGTGGACTTCTTTGAAGACCCTAAGGCCGCTGTAGAAAATGCAATTGCTAACCATCCTAAGATTAAAGAAGCTGAAACAGCGACTCAACGTCTCAGGATGCAAGAAGCAGTTGCAAGGCTTAAAACAGAACATGCAGACTTTGCCGAAATTCTTAAAGACGAAGAGTTTGGAAAATGGGTAACGAAGTCAAAGTTCCGTGCTGAATTATTACAAAAAGCAGATCGTGAGTATAACTTTGATGCCGCTGATGAACTTCTGACCTCTTGGAAAGAACGACAAACAGTAGTTGAACAGGCTAAACAAAACGAAACTACTTCACGTAAACAATCAGTAAAGGCCGCATCTACAGGGAACACCAGAGGATCGGGAGAAGCACCTTCTAGGAAGGTTTATCGACGTGCTGACATCATTAAACTCATGCAAACTGACCCAGATCGGTATATGTCATTAGCGGAAGAAATCCGACATGCGTATGCAGAGGGTCGAGTACGATAGCTTTATAGGAGAATATCATGGCTAAAGTCACATATCCCGGAGGTTCGTCCTCCATTGTCAACGTAACAGCCGCAGCAAAGTTTATTCCAGAGTTGTGGTCTGACGAAATTGTCGCCGCATACAAGCAAAACCTTGTTCTGGCAAACCTTGTTAATAAAATGTCTATGGTAGGTAAGAAAGGAGATACGTTACATATCCCTAAGCCTACACGTGGTACAGCCACTGCAAAAGCAGCTAAC